GAACAAGATTGATGACGATGTATCGTTTTGGATGGCCTGGAAGAAGGCGGGCAACTCAGTCTATTTCGATCCAGCAACGAGAATTGGACACCTCGAGGAAATGGTTGCGATTCACGATGAGCGGATGAATGCAAGGCATATTTATCCAAGCGACTGGGAGGAACAAAATGCGAGTTGAATTGTTAGTGCATTGGAATGGCTTTCGTCCAGGTCACGTATTTACTTTAATGTCGGACGGTGTTGCAAATCTATTGATTTCCAGAAAGGTCGCTAAAGATGTCGGGAGTATCAGTCAGCAGGCCGACAGTAGTAACCGGGCCGACAATCGAGCCGCTGACGAGAGCGCAAGCAGCGAAGCAGTGCGAACTGAGCCCGACGGACACCTCACACGACGACCACCTCAACGAACTGATCCAGGCGGCAAGGGAACAGTGGGAAAAAGACACTGACTCTACATGCCTGACGCAAACATTATCGGTGACGGTCGGATTCCCTAACGACGATGAAATTGACCTACCATCGAGACCTATTCAGTCAATCACATCGATTACTTATTACGACTCGACAAATACGCAGCAGACTTTACTGAGTTCCATTTATGGGCTTGATGCGCCAAGTCGATCAGTGCGGCTTAAGTACCTACAGTTCTGGCCATCGACGCTTTCACGATGGGACGCGATGACCATAACTTACGTGGCTGGTTATTCGAGCGCGGCAAATGTTCCGGCGTACCACAAGCAAGCGATGAAGCTACTGGTCGGCCATTACTTTGAGAATCGCGACATGCTGCTAGGTGATGGTATGCAAACATTGAGGGCTTATGAAAATTTGGTTGCGAGAGCACTGAGGCCAACTTATCCATGACTTGGCGACCGGGCAGAGGATTCCGATTGGGTGCGATGCGCGAGCGCGTAGAGGTTCAGTCGTTGACGATTGCTGTATCTTCCGCTGGCGATCGCACAGAGACATGGGCAGCGTTATGGGCGAATGAACCAGCGAGCTACGATCCTATTTCAGGTGGAGAAACACTTCGCGGCAGACAAGTTGACGCAGGAGTAAATGCAATTTTCACAGTTCACTTTCGCGACGGATATTTAACTACGCAGAGGCTCCTTTACGGCTCGACAACATACGGAATTTTGTACGTCAATCCTGTTGATGGCGGAAGACGATTCATCGAACTGCACTGTACTGCAAGTGGCTAATAAACTCGACGTAAAAATGCAATTGCCAACGGATGCGGAATTAGAACGCATGTTCAACATGGTGCCAAAATTGGAGCGTTGGCAGGTGGGTGATGCCGTAATCAAAGCAGGTACGCAGCCAATCGTAACACGAGCTAGGGCGCTGGCTCCTAGATCCAGCAAGACAGGTTCAGCAAAAAAACGCAGCAAGAATCAAGTCAACGCAGCTAATTGGAATATTCCACTTTGGAAAACAATCAAGCGTGTGGTGCGGAAATATCAAAAGGGAACGCTTGGTGTGGTTGGTCCAGAATATCCAGCAGGTAATAAGGCATATTTGAACACGAGTCCGAAGGGTCGTAGGCAAGTACTGTGGGGCCTTCGCACAGGAAAAGTAGTAGCACAAATACGCAATTGGATAGTACAGGCATTTGACGAAACAAGATCGGAGCAACTAAGCAATATGAAAGCAACGCTCAGTACAAAAATCGATCAGGTAATGAAAGACAATTGATGGCCGACGTAATCAAATCCGTGCGAATGTATTTGCTAAATAAGACGGCAATAACCGATCTAGTTGGGCAACGCATTGAGGTTAAGCGGCTGCGGCAAAACGCTGCGATACCGGCTGTGACTATGAGGATACTGTCAGAGTCATACGATCACGCACTAGATGGATTGGCTGGAATTGTATCGACAAGGATTCAATTGGAGTGCTTTGCAGCGACGGCTGAGTCGTGCCGTAGCGTGGCGGATTCCATAATCTGGTGCGGTATAGATACCCTCAAGGGTCTTTATGCGAGCTTGCAAATTCGGAGCGTGATGGTGGAAGATGGTCGGCGAGAATATGAGGATGAGGATAGCGACGGCGGCGACCTACAGCGACACGTATGCTCATTCGATTTAATGGTTCATTGGCTTCGGACTTAGGAGATAGAAAATGCCTCTAGTTGGAGATACCGGCAACGGTGCGACATTTACATTGACGACGCAGACTGCTGCGGCTTCGATGAAGATCGAAAAGATTGGGATCGGTGAAATATCACTGGATATGCTGGACATTCCGACGCTTGGCACATCGGTGATGCTAGAGCGTATGCCTAGCGACTTGCAGAAACCCGGTGACATCACTGTCGATTTCATCTACAGCCAATCGGCAACGGTTGTCGCGATTACAGGTCTGGTCGATACGGCTACGATCACGTTTCCAATCGCACCGGCGCAGACGACAACCACTGGCGCTACCTATGTTTGCAGTGGTGTCGTCACTAAATTCAAGCTGCCGGATTTGCAAAACGGCAATGTCATGAAGGGTCAGATTGTGTTCTCGCCTGACGGTGATACTGGGCCGGCTTACACGCGTGGAGGCTAATTTGAAACTCGAAGTACGCTGTGATGATTTCGTAATTACGAAGCCAACCCAGTTCGGACCAATCGAACGCTCGACTGGCCAGGATAAGGTCTACGTAAAAAACGAGACTGGAATCTGGAAGCATGTTGGCTACCTGTCGCATGCAGTGTGGGTGTTCACTGGCCTGGTTGATTTTCCGCAGGAATTAGGCATCGCAGTTGCGCAAGAATGCACCAAGTTAAAGAAGCGTCCTATACGCTTCGGTGGTGCTCCTGAGTCGATTGAAGAACTTAAAGAAGAAGAGGAAGACGACGAATGAGTCTAAGCGAAAAACTACGCAACAAGAAATGTCCTGTTGAGCGAGTGACAGTCGATGGCATGGTGTTTACTGTTTCCGGACGAAGCCTAAATGCGACAGCGGCAATAACAGCGAAGGCGCGGAAAAAGGATGGAGTACTACAGGGCGACAAGCTCGACAGGCTGCTACTAGAGGCTTGCGTTAGCGATCCGGACGATGGATCAATAGTGACAGCCGAAGAGTGGGGCGATGTCCCTCGTGCGATCACAGGGCCGCTAATGACTGTGATCCTGAGTCTATGCGGATTGGATCAGGAGGACGTGCAGAGAGACCCAAAAAATTCAGGCTCAATCGAGAGCTAAATTTAGCTTGCAGGTTGGGCCGAACAATCGGAATTGAAGATCCGGAGCAGTGGCTAGAGGATGTGCCACAGCGAGTGTTTGCGGCTTGGCAATCGCATTATAGAGTTGAGCCATTTGGTGGCGAGCGAGAGTTGCTGGCGAAAGCGGTTGCTCTGCTGTACACGATTGCAATGCAGCACACTGAATTTGATGCAGTACAGAAGATGGTCGATGCGATTGTGCCTAGTCTTATGCCTAGCGATTGGATTGGACAACCGGAACAAAATGAGCAGCACGACTCAATAGCAGATTTTGAACGAATGGTATCAGGAGGCTAAATCATCGCAACAACAATCAATGCATACAGCGTAAGCCTTGCGATGGATGCCAGTTCATTTGTCGATTCGGCAAAATTAAGTCGCAAGGAAACTTCGGCACTGGTGCGGGATCTAAATTCCGCAAGAACTCCAGCAGAGAATTTTGCACGTGAGCAAGATCGATTAACCGCGGCTTTGAATAAGGGAGCAATCAGCGAAGCCACATACAACCGATTACTCGATAGCAAGCGCGAAAAGTTTGGCATGGTGTCGGCTAGCTTAACGCCTTACATCGCAGCGGTAGGTGCAGTTGCAGCGGCAGCTACTGCGGCGGTTGCTGGCGGTGTAGCGTTTAATGCGATGCTTCGAAGGCAGCAGGATGAAATTGATAAAACCGCAAAGGCTTCCACAAAACTGGGCGTTTCATACAACGACTTTACTGGTTTGAGTTTTGCAGCAAGTGAAATCGGCGGGCTTGATTCTAGCCAAGTCGAAACAACGCTAAAGAAATTTCAAATCAATCTTGCTAAAGCAGTCAACGGTGACCAAGGACTGCGAGACTCTTTTGCTCGTCTTGGATTAGATGCAGGTGAACTCATAACGATGGGTCCAACGCAAGCGATGATGCAAATGTCGGATGCGATGGGAGGCATTGGAAACCACGCTGAAAAGCTTCAGCTTGCGATGGAATTATTTGGAAAATCTGGAGTTGATTTTGTATCGACTCTCGATGCTGGCCGCGATGTGATTGCTGAGTCAGTAGAATTCCAACAGAAATGGGGAGCACTGACCGATGCTCAGGTTGCTGGCGTCGAAGCTAACAACGACGCATGGGGACGAGTGTCGTATTTAATCGAAGGCACTACAGCAAAGCTTGCTGCCGAGTTTGCTCCGGCAATGCAGTTAGTTGCCGATTATATTCTCGATGGATCTGAGGGCTTCGCTGGTATCGACGGTGCTGTCCGTTTAGTTGTTGACAATACTGTGATGTTTGTCGGATACCTAAAGGATGGCTATGAGTTGATGACGATTCAGTATGACGTGATGTCGAGAATGGCATCACTGGATTTCAGCGGGATTGGCAAAGACGTAACAGAGGCACTGACATTTGACAGCGGACAAAAAGCACTAGATGCGCTTAACGCAAAACGCAAACAGATAGAAGAATCAGCAGCAGGTGCCGATGAAAAACGCAAGCAAGCGAGACAAGCATTAGAGCTGGAAGACGAAGACGAAAAGCTAAGGAAGCAGCTTGACAATCAGCAGAAGCTTGAGGACGCGTCCGATCAAGCAAATCGACGGCTCGCATTGCAAAAATTTGTCGAAGATGACAAAGCAAAAGAAAGGATGATGGAAGACGATAAGAAGCGGCAAGCAAAGATCCGTGACGATGTAGCAAAAGGACCTGGTTCAGGAATGGAGGTCGGATCAGCAGAGGCGGCAAAATACATGGCCGATCAAGTCAACGCTGCAATAGCCGATGCACTTCCAACGAAAGGCGAGCAGGAAATAATCGCAAAGCAAGAGGATCAAACAAAGGTGCTGAAAGACGTGCTTGTTGAACTCAAGCAGAATGGATTCAAGAGGCTTCGCTAATGGCAAATACAATCCTAGGAGAAAAACGAGAAGGATCGGGCAGCCTGCGATCGCGTCAAGGCATGCCGGTGCTAGAAGAATCTTACATGTTCACAGTGCGTAGCGATAGTAAAAATAACTCTCGGCTGGACATTATCACAACGCCAGGTTTGCCAGTTGTTGGATTAACCGTTTCCGCATTTGGCTTTTCGGTATGTGTTGGAAAGGAAGCATCACGACGATCAGAGAATCCACTGATATGGGATGTGACTTGTACATTCTCCAGTGAAGTCGATGAGAAGCAAAATAATCAAGATCCAAAAACTGATCCAGTTGCGTGGATACCGATCTACGAAACAAAATTTGAACGGCTGCAAGAAATTGTAACGAAAGATTTTTCAGGAACCGCAATTGCAAATTCTGCTGGCCAGCCTTTCCAAACTGGATTAACCATTGGTCGTTTCATTCCGATCTGGGAATTCTATCAATTTGAACCAGCGACAGTTACCGATGAAACAATTATCGACCGCAACGAGACGACAAACAGTGCAATATTTAAAGGCAGGGCGATAAAATCCTTACTACTCACAATACTGGAATCTTCTGTAGGCTTTTTTTACGGCTCGCGCAGAAGACTGACAAAGTATAGCCTGAAATACAACTCAAGACTGTGGACGCACAAGCGGCTTGATGTTGGCACTGTATACAAGAGCGGATCGAATCACCTTGCATACACTGATAACAACGGCAATGTCATATTAGGTGGCTTAGACGGTTCGACGGGCGCTAAGGTAGCAGTTGGTGATCCACCTGGAGTCAGGTCATTCGATCAATACAATCCGATCGCATTTGCATCATTCTTGAGGATATGAACAATGGCGGCACTCGCATCAATAACAGCAGTTCGGCCAACAGCAGATACGGTTACGACGCTGGGCATCTACGGTGCAACGATAGCAGCAGGCCAGTCTGTGTATCAAGATTCAGCAGACTCGCAATGGAAGCTGGCCGACAGCAACGCAAGTGCCGCGATCGCAGCGGCCAAGGGCGTTTCAATGACACCAGGAATCGCATCAGGCTATGGAGTTATTGCAACCGGTGGAGGAATTATTTTAGTCGGCACAACCGCAGTGGTTGGTGCTAACTATTTCGTTGGAGCTGCTGCTGGTTCTATTGTTCCTGATGCAGATTTAACTACCGGCGATTATGTCACCAGGATAGGCACTGCGGCGAGCACAACACAAATCAATCTATCCGTGAGCGCTACAGGGATACTGCACGCATAATGCCTCGTGACGAATCTACATACGGATTTAATAAAACTGATGCCACTGCATTGGTGCATTTGATTGGCAATGGCGATGTTGAACATCCAGAAGGTTATCCAAGCGGCGGAGGTGGCAGCACATCGTTATTCAAAGTTACGATGAAAGCACCATGGTCGTCGGGAGTTGCCAATTGTGATATTTACTCGATAGACGGAGTAACATTTACTGATACGACGATAGACGCAAATGTTTACGACGGGCTTTCAATTTTCGCTAGCCTAACAACGGGCGATCACCTACTGGCAATTCTGCAAGCTGGTAAGTACTACGCAATTCAAGCACCATGTCCATAATTTAGGAACTGTTCACAAATGGCATCATTCAATAAATTCAATTCGTTCGTCGAAGCTTTAGCCGAAAAGGTGCACAACCTCGGCAGCGATTCACTGAGAATCGCATTGACGAATACTGTCCCAGCAGCGGCAAACACTCAGTTGTCGCACATCACAGAAATTAGTTACACAAACTGTTCAACGAGGGTAGTGACGACAACATCTTCGTTGCAAACTTCGGGGACTTACAAGCTCATTCTCGCTGACTTGACACTGACGGCTTCGGGCGCTGTAGGACCGTTTCGCTATGTTGTTCTATACAATGACACTGCAACGAATGACGAGCTAATTGGCTGGTGGGATTACGGCTCGGCAGTAACGCTTGCGTCACCAGAGACGTTTCTGATCGACTTCGACGGAGCCGCTGGTGTACTTACGATTGCATAGGTAATCGCAGTGACAACACCAACCCTACGCGGGACAAGCTCGAGCGTCCAGACAGCGACGACTACGCATACGACATCGTTGCCGGTGACGGCTAACGCTGGTGATTATGTTGTCGTGCTTTTTACCGTGCA